CAGCTTCAGTCTGCGACCTGAATTCGCACACTATCTTAAATCACAAGGACTAATTGATCATTGGATCCGGGGCGAAGCAGAAACAACCATTCCAGAAATAGTAAAAGGAAATTATGCAGTAGCAGGTGTAGACACAGATTTTTTAGCCAACAGAAGCACTGTGCAAGATCATGATTTTATGGATTTCAGCGATTTTGATATTTCCTGTTATCAAAGCGGCTACGATACTGGCGTGCTGCCTATGGAAACCAGTAGAGGTTGCGTACGAAGCTGTGTGTTTTGTGATATACCTACCATGGCCGGGGGTTTTAGATTCAAGCGCGGAGATCGATTGGCCGCGGAAATGATACACTATTACGAAACCTATGGTGTGAGAAATTATTTTTTTCACGACGCATTGTGCAATGGTAGTGTACGAGATTTCAGACAGTTCAATCAAATGTTGGTAGATTATTATAGGAAAAACAATTTGCCGGACAGATTTTTTACCTATAGCAGTCATGCAATAGTACATACCCGCCAAGCATTCAAGCCACAAGATTTCAAAACAATGGCTCAAGCAGGTGCAGAAACCATGGTAATAGGAGTAGAAACTGGCAGTGATCGTATAAGAACACACATGCAAAAAGGTTATCTAGGTGTGGATCTTGACTACAACATGGAACAATACAGCAAAAACAAAATGCAAGTGTATCTTCTTATCATTGTTGGATTTCCTACAGAAACAGATGAAGATTTTCAAGCCACTTTGGACATGCTGACCAAGTATCAGAAATATGTAGCTGATGGTACAGTAATAGGAGTCAATCTTGGAACCACACTTACTATTGAAGAAGGAACACACCTTTACAATCAACCAGAAAAATTAAAAATAATAGGCATAAATGGCGCTAGACCACAGGGCACAGAATGGATATGCCAAGACAATCCTGATTTAACTTATAAAAAAAGAATACTACGAAGAATCCAGGCACAAGAACATGCTGTTAATCTAGGATATACCTTTTGGAAAGGTGATGATCAAATGAAAGTCATGATGGACAAATATCAAGAGCGTCTATTCCGGCTTGCGGGAGTGATACATTGAAATTAGAAATTGAGTTCAAGGTTGAGCGGAGACTGGGGGATCCTAAAGTTAAAATTATCATCGACGATTACATAACTTTGTACAATGGCGATGCCCAGGATAATTATCAATTTGAAATTGATTTGCCTACTGGCGGACATGATTTAAAAATAACTCATTATGACAAAAAACCAGAGCATCATGTGTTTGATCCTTATGGTAATATAGTTATAGATCGTCATATAGAAATTATTCGTGTAACGCTCGATGAAGTCAATTTAGAACGAGAGTTATGGGACGGAAAATTTTTTCCGGTGTACATGCACAAAGCAGACAACGAACCTTATTATATTTGTCCTAATTTATATCTTGGACACAATGGCACTTGGAAGTACGAATTTGTCACTCCTGTTTTGCCGTGGTTGATTTCCACAAGGCAGAAAGGACTAAATCTTGATCATACTATTTTCAAAACTAATGCAAATATTTTAGAAGAAGCCAAGAACTTTTTTAAAGATTTACCCGATGTTTAATTATAAAAATATATCAGAATATCAATTAGAAATAACCACTTATTGCAACGCAGCCTGTCCGCAATGTCCTAGGAACATTCAAGGATCGCATATCAATCCTTATATGCCGTTGGTACATTTGAGTGCAGATGCCATAGATGCGGCATTTTCTGTGCAGCATTGCCAAAACTTAAAACAGATATTTTTTTGCGGCAGTTATGGTGATCCGATCATGCATCCGGATTTCTTAAACATACTGCAAACTTTTAGAAATAAAAATTCTAAATTATGGTTGTACATACACACCAATGGTGGCATGCATGATGAACAGTATTGGTCAGAAATAGCCACAATAATGAATGGCTATGGCCAAATTGATTTTGGGTTTGATGGTTTAGAAGATACTTTACATTTGTATAGAAGAAATGTAAAATATAACACAGCCATGCGTAATGCCAGAGCGTTTATTCGTGCAGGTGGTAGAGCGCAGTGGAATTTTATAGTTTTTAAACACAACGAACATCAATTGGAAAAAGCCAAAGAACTAAGTGAACAATATGGTTTCTTTAATTTTTTGCCTAGAAAAACCGGAAGGTTTTACGATCATAAAAACGAAATTGAGTTGACCAGCTGGCCGGTTTTGAACAAAAACAGAGAGATAGAATACTTGCTACAGCCACCTACTAATACTGATTGGCAAAATCCCAGTATGCAAAAAATACAAGTTTTAAAAAAAATGCACGGCAGTTTTCACAATTATCTCAAAAACACATCAATAAAATGTGATGCACTATTAGGAAACAAAGTAGTGATCACTGCCGAAGGAATAGTGTTGCCATGCAATTTCTTTGAACACAATTTATATGATGCTAGATTCATATCCGAAGAATATTTGCCAAGAGCAAACTCTGTCAGTTTTGTTAATGGAGAAAATCAGATTGTTGAATTTGTTAATCAATATCAAGATGAATTGGACATAAACAAAAATCCAATTGAAAAAATATTCCAATCTAAGTTTTGGGCAGAACTTATAGATCGGTGGACTGGCAAGGAAAAACTCATGGAATGTGCAATGACTTGCGGAGAAAAATTTACCAAGGTTTGGGATCAAGGAGGATCCATCAGATGAAAGTTTTAGTTACCGGTGGTAATAGAGGGTTAGGTAAACATCTAATAGAAGAGTTCAACGGCATGAGTATTAGTCGGGTAACTGATCATGACATTACAAAACATTACGAAACTATTGCTAACCTAAGCTTAGAGTACGATGTGTTTGTTAATAACGCTTTTGATGGGCCGCCACAAGAAGAATGGGCCAATTTTGGTCAGGTACAGGTACTAGAAGCTGTCTACGATTTGTGGAGTAAAAATAATAAATTAGGGCACATTTATAATATTGGCAGTGTAGGCGAAAAAAGTATTGTGCCTAGAGAACCTAGCTTTGAAACTTATCGTGTAGCAAAAGCAGCTTTGGCTCATGCAAGTAAGCAATGTACTGCATCCTTTAAGGCAAATAAAGTGCCATTTAAGACTACACTAATTACTTTAGATCGTTTAGACACCAAGCTTAGTCGTAGTCGACCAACCTGGACAGGAAACGGCGTTAATTTGAAAGATGTATCTAATTTTATAAAATATGCTAGAACCTTGGATTATAACACCTGTATAGAAGAAATAACAATTTATTGTAACTTGGACTACAAGGCATAATTAATGCTGTATGTCATGGCTATTCGAATCCACGCTAGTGGAATCACTTCCTGAAGATTGCGTGGGATTTGTGTATTTGATAACAAATACTGTATCTGGGCGCAAGTATATAGGAAAAAAATTAGCCAAATTTTCAAAAACTACAGTACGAACAGTAAAACTTAAAAACGGCTCTAAAAAGAAAAAGAAGATTAGAAGTAAAATAGACAGCGATTGGCAACTATATTATGGCTCAAACGACGAACTTAAAAAAGACATACAAACACTAGGCCCAGAAAAATTTACTAGAGAAATACTATATTACTGTAAATCAAAAGCAGAATGTTCATATATCGAAGCAAGAGAACAATTCCGACACCAAGTCTTAGAATCAGATGATTATTATAACGGGCAGATATCTGTTCGTGTCCATGGCTCCCATATCAAAAACAAGTTAAGCAGTTAAGCTAGCACAAGCTAATATCGTGTGCCCTAAACCTGGTTGAAATATACACAGGGATGGAAGCCTTCTCGCTGCAAGAAGCACTCAACTACTGCCCGCAAGGATGAAGATCGCAGATGCCGCGATTTAGTTGTTTGAATAGGATAAAAAGGCTAAAAAGACGCTATAGCGATATAGCAAGTTTACACGTTACGCTAGTATGTTATGTGTAAGCCGCCGTTGTATAAGAACGGAGCTCGAGGTACAGGACAACCGCCTCTGTAATGCTCTAATACTAGTGACTGTGCTACTCAGATGAAGCAGATATATTTTTTGCCCGCCCTGGGCAAAGAGTGACCAATTAATCTAGATGAAACTTAAAAAAAGCATTGATGAGCGCAAGCGAAATCAATAGACTAACGCAGTTAGTCTTAGAAGAATGGCATGCCTGACTTCTTAGAAGTTTCTAAATTGTCTTTAATAATATTATTGATAATTTTTCGATCTTCAGCACTTAGTAACATGGCGTCTGAATAGGCTATGCCACCGCGCATGTACCAACAGAATCTTAATAATTCGTCTTTGATTTGTCTGACTTGATTTTCGTAGCTCTTAACTAAGCCCAGTATTTCTTCGGCGTTTTTTGTTAAGAGCGTTTGCCGAAAAA